GTACCAGGTGGATCGAATAGAGGATACGGCTCTGGGTAGATCGAGAGTGGGACCTTGATAGACAGAAACGACCGCCGCCCGAAAAGGTAACCACTACGAGCTTTCCAAAGCAACTTACGTGCAGTACGGCCATTCACGCGGTTTCTCCGTCTTCTTCTCCGGCCAGGAGTGTGTTCATATCGATGATGTTGTTGGGATCAACACATGGCATCGGCCTGTCCGGGTGCTGTACGTGCCAGACGACGCATGTCTTCTCGTTACTCGTCCTTGGCCTTGTAGCCGCACTCGCTGAGGGCGGCAGTGAGCCCCTTGATCTTCTTCGGCGACAGTTCGCCGATCGCGAACCGGATACCGTCGAGGAACTGGTTGTCGAGGCCATTGGCGTGCGTGTCCGGCTCGCTGGCCTGCTTGACGAGCTTCCTCATGACCCCCTTGGACGGCGCCGTCGGCGTGGTCTTGCCCTTCCTGGCCCGCAGCACGGCGTTGGTCTTGGCGATCGTGACCTCGCCGCTCTCGCGCATCGTGGCCATCGTCGCCTTCTGCTCGGCGGGCGCGAACTGGGCCAACCGCGCGGCGGCGGTCGTGCTGATCTCACCCTTCTCGACGGCGCGCTGGATCGACGCGTCGAGGTCAAGCAGCTTGAGCCAGATGTTCTTCAGCGTCGCGCTCTCGATGCCGAAGGTCGCGGCGACCTCCTCCTCGGTCTGCCCAAGGTCGAGCATGCGCTGGGCGCTCAGTGCGTTGGTCATGGGACCATCGGTGACGCGGAAGTTGTTCGCCGACCGCGAGATGCCGAGGAGCCGTCCTGGGGTGCCGCGCTTGACGGCGCAGGGCACGGTCACGGTGATCTCGCCCGCCTTGGCCTGTCGCGCCTTCGCCTCTCGGGCGTGGAGAACGCGACGGCGGCCGTCGACGACGACGGTCTGGTCACCTTCGCGGGCGACCGTGACCGGCTCGATGACGCCATAGGCCATGATGTTGAGCACCATGGACTCGTCCAACGCCAACGCGGCCCGCTGGTCGTAGAGGTGATGCTTGGGGTCGTCGATGATGACCAGGTTGTCTGGATCGATCATGAACAAGTCTGTTCGCTTGCCGTTCTTCCCGTGCTTTGCCATTTCCTTTTCCCTTTTCTGTGCGCCCCTCGGGGCCGCGTGTGTGAGAAGACGTTTTACTATATGACAATATTCAGCCGAGCACAACATTTTCGATAGTGATAAATTGGCGCGGCGCATTCACAGCTGTGATCGAGAAGATGCCTAGCAGTTTTCCTGTTTCAGCATCTCGTACGATGAGCAAGTCTTCCACCTCTGGACGGGTCACTTGTACCCAATACTCACGGAAGATCCCCTCTTGCTGTATTTGATGAAAATGCGCGGGGTCTGTGTAGATCTGGTGCGCAGCAAACTCACAAAATTCGACCAACCTGCCACACTCGCCTGACCCACCAGCCTCTTCGTACAGTTGACGCAACCTGGCTGCCACATGGTGGTTCATGTTATTCCTCTGTTTTGGTTAGGCTGTGCAGGTTCGAGCAACGATGATTTTGTGCTTCGGAAGTCTGTGCTTGGATCTCACCGTCGATGAACATGATCATTTTGGGTTGAAGACCGCGGCGAGACAACTCCTCACAAGCTGTTGAGATCGTTTGGTTGAAATGTGGCCACATCTCTTCGATTTTAGCGTGCAATTTGTGCACGTTGAAAGGCCCGAAAACGAGCGTTTCTGCTAGTTGTTTTTGATCGGTGAGCAGTTCGTCTGTAGCAAAGGGCGACCGAAGTTGGTGATCCACGACAGCGCTGAGATTGTATACCCAATAGAAAACACGCCCGTCTGCTTGTTTACGAGGCACGTAAGCCACATTCAACATAGTTAACCCAACCCCCACTTAGACCAACTTCATCTGCATGACGACCCCGATCGGTCCCTCTTTGGGCGGTACCTTCATACCCAGCTTGTGCCACTCCTTCTTGCTGAAAGAGATCTCCCAGTCGTGTGGGTGCTCGTCTGGATCAATACCCGCGGAGTAAAGCACGATGAAGTAACCGTCGGTGGTATTGGCGTCTTCGTATCTGGCAGCGTGGAAAAGCAAACCAGTTTTCTTCGCAGTTTTCTCCATAATTTCAGTCCTTCAGTCCTGCTCGCGACAGGTGATTTGCATATCAGAAACGCCTACGCTAGGCGTCGGGGTCCATAATCATCTGCGGAAGGGACGAGCAAACGCCGGTGTCATCCGCTGTAAGCACGACGGATTTGCCCAAACGGTACGTGGCGCAGCTTATCAACGGGAGCAGCTCCGACACCAAACAACCCTCGCTTGGCGCCACAAGTACATGCGTGTCCGGCGGGAACTTTTTCAATGCTTCAATCAATTCGATGATCTTCATCTGATAGCTACCTTAATTGGTGTGCGCTCGTGCTACAACCATCGGCGAGCACGCAACATGTATTCAGACTTTCTTGCCTGCCATGGTCATTGCTTTTTCCACACACACTTTGCTCTCAGCCAGTGACATTCCGGTCTCTTCTCGCCACGCCCTGATCATAGGGATCTTGGCGGTGCCGTCCTTGGCCAACACCTGAAACTTCTTCCACCGCGCCTCGTCGAGCTGTGCCTCGTCGAGCTGTGCCTGGTCGACCAGTGCGACCCGTTTTGCCAGTTCCAACGCGAGGGCAGGAGTGACGCACTCGATGTCCACAGCGTAGCGGGCAACAATGCTCAACTCAAGGTTGGTCAGCTTGGTCAGATCCAGCCCGTTCATGATGTCTCCTTTGCCCCTCGGGGCCTTATAGCTTGGACAACTCGGTATATCAGTCGTCTTCGTCTTCGTCTTCGTCCTCGTCCTCGTCCTCGTCCTCGATCCACTGCCCATCCTCATCGTATTCAGAGCGTGGTGCAACACTGAGTGAATCGTCGGCGTTGTAGCATTTCACAAGTGCGGCTTCCGCTTCTTTCTTTGAGAAGAAGCCGTCTTCCACAACCCCTTCATCACTCACAATCGCCCATTCATCCATGGCGTACCTCAGGTTGATTAGTGGCCACGATTGTACACGAAGTTTGTGCGCGGCTACAATCCGAGCTTCTTGCAGCATGCAGGACAAAGTTCGCGGCCGTTGAACGACTTTTCGCCGCGTAGCGTCATGGTACGTGCATCGCTGATCGTGATGTCCCAACTCGTCTGGGTAGCGCTACACGCAGTCGGAGAATTAGACGGTTTGGGAAGGTTCGCCATGATACGCCGATCTGGCCGACCGATGCAGGTTCGGATGTGAATCAGATCAGCAATAATGTTGTCTTTGTTGCAGTTGGTCATTGTATTACTGCTACGGATGGCGGATGAAGCCCGAGCTTCTTTCACCAAGCGGGCTTGGGTGCTTTTGCTGGGCAGCCCTGTCTCTGGAGAGAAGGGTAGCTTCGTCTCTGGAGAAAACGTCCAGTCGGCATGCTCGTTGGTTATGTGCAGGTTTCCTACACGCAAGCCGTTGCGGTAGACGCCAAAGAGCAGCCCCGGAGCGGCGTTCTCGTCACGTGTCCAAGCAATGGTCCACCTTGTCTTCATGCTGGCTGTATGACGTTATGCGAGGGCACGTATTCAGCTTACTGCTATATTTTTGTTTGTCTTATTATTTCAACAACTTAACCAGGCGTCTCAAATATTGTGTATGCTAATTGGTAGGATCCTGCTGTCCAACACGCCTCAAATGCTTGTCGTGCTTGCTCAGCTTCTGCACCCTGAAAACCTTCATAAGCGTCTCGAAAACGCCACCTGCAAAGCACGTCAGAGACGGCGTCAAACTCGCAGATCTCCAATGCTTTTTGTGCGGCTTGTTGCAGCATTATGTTAGGGACGTGGCCGTTGCCGTCAGAGCTTGCCGCCCATTTTTGTACGACAATACATGCTCGTTTGACGATCTCGCCAGCTATGTGCCACGCAAGATCATGGCTTTGATACCCAGCATAGTAAGCGGCCTCGCCGTACTCACGTGCGGCGTAGTAAATCTTCGAGACTTGATTTTCGTAGAGTTGATCGGGGAATGCCCATTCCAGGATTGTATTATCAGCAAACGCGTCAATGAATTGCAGTGCCTGTGCGAGGTGGCTTGCGGTAGCCTGCTCGGTGAGATCGTCGGACACGCAGGTATCGCGGTACGGATGTTGTTCAGGCGCCGCAAGCCGTTTTGGTGTGGGTAGCACCAACCGACAAAGATCAGCAGCACACGCAGCAGCGTGCCGACAATCGCGCCAAGCTACACTCCACGCCCTGTCGTCAATCTCGGTGTTTTGCTGCCATTGTCGCCGTTCCAGCCACGATGATCTGGAAAGCAGTTTGTCGAGCGCCGCCCCGCCAAGCTGTGATAGCGGCGCGACGGTACCGCAACGGGATGTCGACAACATCGTCGGTGAGAGCAAGCCAGTCTCGGATGCGCCACTTGATTTCGGTTCGTCGGACATCGTCTTGATCGATTGTAGTCCACGCAGTAGCTAAACATAAGTGTTTTACGCGACTGTTGACTATGCATGGATCGAGAAGATCGGTGGATAGGTGGCCAACAAGAATCCGCGCAGCCCGAGTAACAAGTTCAGCGTATGCAGTGGCGTGGTAATCATGTTTTACTAGCGAATGTGGGTTGTGTACAATCGTACCCCAATGAGCTGCAAACATACGTCTTGCGCTTGCAGACCAGACACGCCTTGTAGCGCTGATGACGGCTTTGGCGGCTTTGTAGTAATGATTGCTGGGAATGCTAATCATTCTCGTGCCGTTCCACTCTGAAGAGGCTGTTAGCGTTTCTGGGTCTTCACGCTCGTACAACAGCACCGCAAGGTCAGCCAGAAACCCTGCAGCGTGGTTGGGGTGGTTCCACCGCAACAGCGGATCGTCTTTGTCGTCTGGAAAAGCTGTTGCAAGTAGCGTTTTCATTTAAATATGTCGTCTACAGGTTCGTTGCCACCTTCGATTAGTTGTCCGTCGAGTAGCTGCAACGCGTCTTCTAACGTTCCGACACGCCAGAACCGCGGACCGGTGTACGTGGGGCGTTGAATGTTTTGTAGAAACATCTCAACAGGTCTAACCAGCAACCCGTGGTCTGTACCAACTTCACGGTAGACTACGAGACACATGTGGAGCGCTTCAGAATGCTTGGCGGTACCGTAGACGACAACCAGAGGACCATTCTTGAAGTGTTTGTAGAGTCCAGGCTTAGCATCTAGCATCAATCAACTCCTATTCACACGGTCTGCTCGACGTTGTTTGGCTTGTTGTAGCTTCTTGTACCACCGGAGATCTCGTCTATCATACACTATTCTAACACGCGCCCAACCATCATGATCAATCAGTGCAGCCGCTCTTGGGGTAAGGTCGACTACACCTCGCCAACGGCCCACCTTACATCTACGTGATGGACACTTTATTGGTCCTGGACGGTGATACTTGTGTTTTTTGACGTACCAGAACTTGTTGCCAGTAGACGGACGGGTCGAGATCGCACCCCACGGACCAGCGTCAACAACCACAGCACGTACTGATTTGCCGGTCTCCAGGTTGGTTACGTAGACGACAGCTCCACAATCCAACTCGCGGTGTGCTACGCCGACATCATCAGGACGTACTGCACGCTTTCTTCCGTTCTCATCGTACAAGCAGCGTGTAGTGCCTCCACTGTAGTAGTCGTTAGGATGCCCAAAAACAGTCGCTATACCCTCGACGACTTTCAGCTGTTTGACATCCTCAGCAGTAGGAAGAATCTGAATCAGGAAAATTAGTAATAGCATAGGGCATACTTACACTGCATCCTGAAGATGTCCAGTTTTCGGTGCGGCAAGCGGTCTCTTAGTTAGTTGTCATGTTCTTCAGGCAAAGCAGCAACACCGTATATTTCGCATGCCGCAGCTCCTAAACACTCAAAAAACAATGCGCCTCCGTTCGCAGTGTCTCCAGCACATGTTATACGATGACCTCTACAACCCCACTTGTCGACAGAACACCTAACGTCCTTCAAGGCAAGGTCACTTGCAAACTTCGTTGCGCGTGTCGTGACCTCGTTTGAAGTAGTTTCAGAACAAGCGGTTACAATTGCGATTACAATGACTATACGTTTCATCATCAGTTCACCTCAACAGCTGCAATGATACCTAACCCTACGCTGGTTTTTCTAGTACCGGAACAAACGGTGCTGGTTCTGGAACATCCCTCATGACTATATAAGCATGCAGCTCTTTGTACGAAACAACAATCGACGGTGCTAGCTGCCACACTCCTGGGCCTAACCGGCTAAGGCCCCACGTACGACAGGTTAAACACTGCCCCTCCGAATTGTAGTCAGCATCTGGATCTCCGAGCTGACATGGAATAGCTAGCAACGGCATGTTAGGAAGTTTGAGCAGTAAAGTTTTCTGTATGTGTCCTGGAACAACCTTACAAATTGGGTACGGCAAGAGCATTTGTGACGTCATGATCGAGTCGCACCATTTAGGTGTCACGAGTGCCACACCGTGTTGTGCCATTTAGATTCCTCCCATAAGGTCGGTGTAGTTGAACTTGGCTCCGAGAGCGTCATCGATAGTGATATACGGCAAAGCGAGCCCGAGCGTGGTTTGAGCGTAAAGAAACACAAACTTGGGTACCTCGATTTGGCGTTCTACGAAGCCCCTTCCTAAGTCGGTGATTCGGTAATAGCCCACACGCAACGACCCATCGGCGCGCTCCTCGTCAGCTTTTGGTTCGATGAGCTTCCAGAATCTGAGTTTGGACCAGTCACCACCGTGCCAACTCGCCTTGACGCTCGCAGGTAACTTCTGCCCAGCAAGGTAACGCGGCACGTGAAGCCAGTCTGCGGGCCACTTGTTAAGCCAGTAGTACTTGTAGATCTGGATCAGTGCGCAGGCCATCGCACCGGTGATATGCCTCTTGTACACTTTTGCGTGCTGCCCACAACAAGGACAACCAGTAGCATCCGCGGTAGGAGCTGATCCACGTACGAACTCGCGAGCTGTTGTCACAGAAGGAAACCGCTTGTCTATCAGCTCGTCTCTAAGAGGATCGAGATCGGTACCTTCCCAATTGACACCTAGATTGGTTACGCGTTGCCGCACGTTATTCATCCGCCGCTGGCGGCTCTTTGTCCATGTCGATCGGGATGTGCGTACGTGCCACGTAGATGTTGTGAACGACTATGCTGAACGGCTTTTCTACCCAGGTGTAGCGTTTGTGGTCAACACCTACGATAAGTGTGATGTCGGCCGCGCGAAACCTGTTGATCGTAGTCTCCTCAACACAGTGATGGAGTGTACGCATCATCCAATCTCTAAGTTCGTGATCATCCTCTGGTGGTGTGTTTTCTGTTCTGAACTCGAATACACGCGTCGACAGGTCGTGCTCAATCGGTGTGAGTTTTGTCAGCGATTCAGTCTTCGGCTTGTCTGTCATTTTTCCTCTGTCTGTAAAGTCAAGAAAGCTGCGGGAAGTTCCCAACTCTGCACGCCCATGTTGAAAGTGGTCTCGACACGCACAAGTTGACGACCGTCCACTCCTATGTCGCCACGATCTTCTACTACCATCCCCTCAATGGTATGTGCACCAAACTGGAAATGTACTAAATCGCCAACCACAAGGCGACGTGCTATTCGCTGTCGCATAGTTGCCTTCCTCGTTTTCTGTCAATGATAGTCGGCATCACCGCAGGCACTATCTCATCGTTGTAGTTCTTGAGAGCGTCGAGCAGGCGACGACAGACTAGGCATGGTCGTTGCTGCCCACCAGACCAGACACGACCCACGCCAAAACAACCTGGACAGCGTTTGACGAATTCTTTTGCAGCGCTGGCGACGTGCTCGTAGAGGGGCGTCAGCAGCTCTAGTATCTTAGGATCAGCAAGGTCTGCAAACTGTAACGGGTCGCCTCGATCGCAGAGATATAGTGCTTTTGTAGGCTCCTCACAAACGAGGCAGAAACAGGGCTGACAGTGCTCTTGTCGTATCTTGCCAGCGCCGTGACAGCCAGGGCAACGCTCCATTTGCTCACGAAGCGCTGCTACCAACTCACCTAATACGGCGCGTGTGATCACGGCGCTGGTTTGTAGAACCTTGAAGTATCCGAGGGGACCTCTTCGACGCCGGTGGTCAAAGGAGTCAGTACAGTTATGACTTGTATCGCAACGTCGTAGTTCTTACAAAGAACCCATCCTGACGTGTTGTCCCAATGGCTAAGTGTTGCACCATTAATGAAGTGACACGCTTCCCGTATATCTCGTTTTCGTTTTTCCTTGTTCTTAAATCCTACTTGGATGGGCCAACGACGATGTAGGATCTCTGGCCAAGGCTTGACGTCGCGGACGATGTCCTGCCAACGGTACTCGTTTTGGAGTGGGTTGTTGTTGAGCCCGATGGTACCGTCAGGAAGTTGCTTACCCCACATACACTCTCCACCGAAGTGGATGTGGCAGTCAGGTAAATCACTCCAGTGTTCGTAGATCTCTTGGTAGTCCATTTAGACCTCGATTGCGATTTTTCCTATGATGGCGTACATTTTGGGCGGTACGTCTGCAAGGGCAGCAAACAACAAATCCTGCAACATCTCACGATCGCCTACGACTAGATCGTCAATGTGTATACTGCGTATTGCTAGCAAGCCGTTGAACTCTAGTCTAACCAAACCGCCGCCAGCAGTGACAACCACTGTCTCTTTTTCTAGCTTAGCAGCGGCTTGTTTAAGACCCGCTGTCGCAGTTTGCCGGCGGTGATCAACCAACTCTTCGTCGCTTACATCAGTGTAAACGGATACTACGACCCGTCCAAACTTCAATAGGTCGCCACCGCTCAACTTGGCACGGCTTACTGTATGATCGTTCAGTTTCGTGGGGTTAGTAGCAGTCAAATCAAAGATGTAGTATGTATCGTTTTCTCGCTCGATAACCGCTTGCATTTTACCGACGTCAGGGTGGTCGATACAAAAACTGGCGGATGGTAGTCTGCCAATCCTGATCGGCGATGTTGCGAAGGTTTGTTCGTTGGGTTTTGCAAACTCACAAATCAATTTAATGGCCATCGTAAGCACCCCAGGTCAATCGACAGGATCATTCTCGTACCCCAACACACCCTCGAAGCCGTGAGCTTCTCTTAGGTGTGACTTGATGTAAGACGTGGGTCCGGTTGTGGCTTCGTGAAGCGTTTTGTACAAGTGCGGCACTGAACATGAAACCGCGTGCGCAACGTAGTCGGAGCTAGCGCGGCCGTCGAGGCTACGCTGAAAAAAGCCCCACCAACCTCGAACTCGATAGGAGGCCCAGAACTACGAGGACCGTCAGTATCGTAGTGAGAAAGCGGCCTAGGCCACGGGACAGTTGTGTTCACTGCGCTCACAATGTCCAACACTCTGCGCGGTACCTGTCACGCTCTCTACGAAGAGTGTCACACTCCGCACGAAGCTCTTCTACAGCGTTTTGAAGTTGCGCTATTTGTTGTTTCATTGTCCAATATTCGTCATCTAGTATCGGTGTTTGTATTTCTACACCAGGGCTCAGTATCACCGTCTCACCGAACTGATCGCGCCCAAAACGCATCACGTTGACAGGTGAAATAGATACTGTCCAAGCTTGAAGATCTCGTATAAGAAATGAAATTTGCCGGCGCAACCTACTGATCTCGTCTTGTGTCCGTACGAAGTATCTAGGAGACAAGGAGTAACGCTGGTTAGGAACAGCTAGAAACTCTCGATCGCCACGATACAGGAATACGAAGATGGTGGAACCACCGTTTGCACCAGGTTTAGTAGTGTCCACAGCAGGGACAGCAGAAGTAGTTGTAGGCTTCGCAGTGGTGTCCACAGCAGGGATAGCAGAAGTAGCTGTAGGTTTCGTAGTAGGGCGGTCGTAATCAAGCTCTAGAAGCTCAAAACGACGGCTCCCAACATCGTCGTTGATGTCAACCATGAGCTGTTCTTTCATCAGTCGACGACGGGGCGCGGTGCCCTCAGAACTTCAGCTACCGCTTCAACTGTGTCGTCTTCGATGCAACAGTCAGCAACTATGCTCTTGTAACGGATCGTTATTCGAGTCTTACCGTCCCGTTTAGCGGGACATGCAAAGAACTCAACTGTACGTAGGATACGTGCTAGTTGTGCGATCCACGCGTACAGAGCTGGAGAAGCGTGCATGTGTTTAGTTGTTTGAGGATGGATTTCCATTGGTGTTTTCTTCTGGTACTGTTATGTTCCGTACGTAGCGAAGCATTCGCGTTATTGCCTTGTGGCGATACGTGCAGTATTCGGAATCGTCTTGCAGTTTACACTCTTTTGGGTGACGACATGAACAAGTTCCTTGTTCACTTCCTCCTAGACACGTCATCTTACAATACACAAACCACTTATTGGCGTTGTTCATCAGTCACCGGCTGTTGCACGAGCCTCAGCTAACCTATTCCACACACAATCGCTGTTTGTCCCGTCGTAGCGTACCCAATTGGCACCTTCGTTGATCCATTTCTCGTTCCATGGCTGGGCTGGAATCACAACAAGCCCGCGAGGACGCCACGTCAGCCACCGCTCAAAGTACGCTGGCCAATCATCAACCAACACCTTTCCGTAGACCAATCCCTTGTCCTCAGACAAGATGATAGGAAGGTCTGGAACGTGGGCTCGGCACCATTCAACCTTTTCACCCCAGGCCGCAGCCACGTGAAAGGGGCCTTTTGAGAGCACGTGCGGACGAAAATTCAACTCCTGTAGCATAGTCAGGATGTCAAATCCTAATGGAAGCACTGGCAGGTTACGCCAGAATCCAGGTTGTGACTTGATCAATCGACGTCGCGCCTTTATGTGTGGGACGTCTTCGTAGGCAAACTCGTCTAGTTTGGAGTCTTCAAGCGGACTACGAAGACGTTCTAGCGCCTCCTTCATAGCTAAATCAAAATCGCAGAGTGTGCCGTCGAGATCAACCAGCGCTACAGGTTCGGCCTTTTTCGTTTCTGTGTGGCGTTGTGCATACGTCTGGTGCTCAGCAGAACACGGTATGCTGTCACCGCCGTGGCAGGCAGCACAAAAAGGTTCATCGGGGAATGGGTGAATTCGTGTGCTCATTGACCTATTTTGCCACTACGCTAATGGCGAGAAATGACTTACTCACCTGACAGCTCCTTAACGTGAGTACTCACGATTTCGGTGACTTCATCATCGTAAGATGACAAGCCGCAAATACAGATGAGCACTCTGCCATCTCCTGTGTGGAAAGCTTCATACTGGGCAGCGAATGCGTGGGCGCGATTGTTGACATCTCTCGTGCCACGACACACACGATACACCTTCTTTGTGTCGTCGTACGGCCATCTTCCAGGTTCACCTACAACACGCCACAGACGTTCTGTGGCACTGCGGTTTTGGACGGTACCACCATCACCACCATCACGACGCCCACACGAACACTCAAACCACTGCTCACCTGAAGGCAACGATAATGATCTTGTCGGGCGATGTTCAGGATCGTCGGGTCCAAGATCAAGATCAGGGTCACGGATGAATGTGCCGCCACAGAAATGAACAACCCTAACGCCGCCCTCAAGCACGCTTGTAGGCCAACTCGTGGTTGGAGTTGCTTCACGATCCCAAAGCGTGTCGAGGACGGCCTTGTAGATGACTACGTCCACAACCATTCCTTCACCACCTTCAAGTGCGCGCTTGAGGCGTAGAAGTTCTGGTGTGGTTAGCGGCAGAAGTGTTTCAGGGCGCCAAACCTGTTCATCTGCTGTCGTCATCCTCGTGTCTTCTTCCTTTCGGCCAACGCTGTCCTTTTGACCTCTGTGTATTTGGGGCAAAGGAGGCCGTAGTCGTAGTCATTGGTCCAACCCACGGCCTGACAGCCGGCTTCGTGCGCGTCTGGCCACATGAAGCAGCCACGATTGCTTTTCGCAAATTCGATCATCTGCTCCGTGGTCGGCTCTGGAGTCTCACTACCGCAGACATCGCAGTTGTGATAGCCGACGATGACTTTTCTGGTCTCGATCCACGAGACGGTGCGGTGATCGGTTTCGAGTCTACTCATCGTCGTCTTCTTCGTCGTCTTTGTCTTCGTCTTTGTCTTCGTCTTTGTCTTCGTCTTCGTCTTCTAGATTCCAATGTGTGCTTAAGTGTTCGTGGATAAACCCATCTCGCGTAGCGAGAGGTTCGCCGTCCAACCCATCTCTGACGCCCAAAGCGGTGGCTAGCACTTTCAAAACGTCGTCCTCGGCTAGTACTGATGATATAAGCCCTTCTACAACGTTGGGTGGAATGTTGTTGTCGGCGTTGGTGGATTTGTGCAACAAGATAACAGTGTAGGTTTGAAGGTATCTAAGGTACAGCTTCGTGCAGTCTTCCAGTGTCGGATCTTCGTTTGTTGTCATTTGATGTCTCCGTTATTCTGTGCGATGTAGAAGGCCAGATAGCGAGTTGCCGGTTTCAACTTTTGCAACTTTCGCAAGTCGATGTAGAGACCAACCGGTAGTCGCGCAGGCAGCATCTCGCTCACGCCAACTAGCCATGACGGTGAAGGAGCTGCTACCTTCTTCCCGCGTAAAAACGCCTCCTGGGCTTTGATCGCCTTCGCGATGTCTCCGACGCGCGTGACAGCGACAACTGACAACAGCCCAGTAAGGCGTTTAGACACTGCCGTTCGATGCGCGTCTTCGTGAATGAGAATTGTCAGATCGCGGTTTGCAAGATCCCGTTTGGATTTTTGTGGTTTTTCATTTCTCAACTTCATGTTTCCCTGTCTTGCGCGGTTGGTAACACGGTTGACTCTTCCGGTGAAGTGCTGCATCTCTTTCCCGACAATGTCCACCCACCATACGTTCCACACATTCGTTCAATGGCCGCCAACACCACCTGCACCACCAGCGGCCCTTGTACTTCGAGACGTGTACGACACCACCTTCTTGTTCTTGTGTCTCGCGCTCTTTACGTGTTGACATTTCTCAACTCCACAAGTTTTCGATCTAGCTCTTGCAGATAAGCACTTTGCGCCACACCAGACACGTACTCCTCAGGAACACCTTCAAGTCCGAGATATGCTCCGAGGAGTGTGCCTGTGATCGCCCCGCGTGTGTCTGTGTCTCCGCCGCCGCGTACGGCTGCACAGACACCAGCTCTGAAATCGTTGATGTGGTAGGCCGCGCAGTAGAGGGCTGATGCAACGGTTTCAATCGCGTTGCCGTGACGTCCAAGTGTTGTGATGGCTTGTGCTGGTTCTACAAAACGATCGAAGAGTTTACGAGCATGTTCAAGGGCTTCGCTTAGTTTTGTCTGCGACAAGTTCCAACGCGAGGCCGCATGTGCGATTAGCAGAAGTCCTGATCCATCAGTCTGAACGTGGTGGTTACTCAGCGCAGATACACTTAACGCTACGGCATAGCTAGCTGCGGTTGCTTCAAGGTGCGCATGCGTGATGGCTGCGTCTTGCCGGCACGCGACCACACAAGATGGTATATGAGGATGGGCCACACCAAGTGGTGCAACACGCATCGCGGTGCCGTTGCCGACCTTCACAGGATCGTCGAACTCGACACCGCTTTCTTGCCAAGACTTACCCGATGCGAGAGCAGCCATTGCCCTTTTGGTCGTTCCACCCATGCCGTGTGGCGTTGCTTGTGACCAAGCCAGATAACGGGCGGCTGCATCGGCAGGATCGTAACCTTTCTGCGCAATCAACGATTCTGCCAAGGCAACAGCCATCTCGGTATCGTCTGTGCAACAGCCCGCAGGCAACTTGTGGTGTGTCCCTGGCTGAAATGATCCATCCCAGGTTTCGAGGTTGGGGTGTACTACATCACCGCGGGATTCAAAGGGCATCCCAAGGCTGTCACCTATACCAAGACCCAAAAGGGCTGCAGGTGTAGTCATAGAGGTCTAATCGCCTTGTTGGTCAAGCCAAGCTCAATGAACTGTTCTTCAGAGATTACACATCCGTAGTGCGGCTCGAAGACCCAACGTTTACCTTGTTGATCAAGCACGTATTCATCCTCGATCTTTTGATACACTTCACCTTTGTGAACAAACTTCTCACCGATTGGTAGTGCCCAGAAGTATACGTGCCGCATACGTGCTCCTACTTTTTCACCAAAAGTGAATGGTGGCTGATCGATTCGAGATCTCTACCCAAGGCTACACGTGCTTACAGCGCAGCTACAATATTTTCCAACTCGTCTACACGCTTCTCCAACTCGTCTATGTGTTCTTGCAACTGGGACCCGTGTTCTTCTAACTCATCCGCTCTACCCTCTTCTTCTTGTAGAGCCCTTTCAGCATCGTTGGCAGCTTGTTGCCAGTTTGCTAGTTCTGCTTCCAACTCTTCTACCTCTTCTGAAGTAGCTGTTGGCCAGCTGTCCCACCAACCATCCCACGGGTTGTAGTGTTGTCCCATGTGCTCGCTGTCGAACACACAGTTAGCGTACTTACCAGAAAAGTTGCACATGCGAGAACTGCTCTATTTGACTGTGCGTAAGATTATCGTAGCTATTTGACGCACTGTGATGTTGTTGAGCACAACTTCATTGTTACCTAACAAACGCACACGTACAGAAGACCCGCCCTTGACAACGTCTACTATGTGGTGGGTGTTGAGTAAGTAGTCGAGGTCATTCTCTTCTGTCCCTGTCGCGATCCATCCTGATCTAGCTAATTCGTCACCGATTTCATCGAGGACTCCCATTAAGCGTCTCCTACACGTCTTCGTACAAACTCGATAAGATCAAACACTTCATCTAGTGTTTTAGGGTCTTCGTTTGTGTCGAGTAGATCAACAGCCTGTTTGATCTTACCGCGGATGTCGACGATGATTTGCTCAGCGTCATACGCTTGCCGTCTGAGCAATTCGCCTTGCACGATGCTGTGTTTTTGTTGTAGGTGCCCTGATGCCTTCCTAGCACGCTTCCACCAATCGTACGAGTCGATGATCTCGTCAGCGTCTTCGGATTCCAGTTGAAAGCGTGTTTGCAACTCTTGTGCGAAGCGGTCGGCGTCGAATGCGACTGCGGGACCTAACTCTTGTTCTAATATGCGGACGCTTTGTAGCTCTACGGACTCGATGTCCAATTGGGTTTGGAGGGAGCTGATTGCGCCTCTGATCTCCTCGTTCAAGGCTTTCAGCTCCGAGGTCGGGAAGTTTTTTACTTTGACCCCGAAGGCTAGTACACGTTCAGTGTGCCACCAAGGGCGATCTTCCTGATTTTCTGGTTTGTTGTACATCAGTAAAGTCTTTCGGATTGATACGCCTAATAGGACGTCCTATGCGTTCGGCGTAGTGTACTGTGTTGGCGGTTCCGCCAGCACTACCATCGAAACAAGCTAAGAGCTGATCACAATGATCTGTTATCCAACAGTTCCTGGCTTGCATTTTCCAGACTGCGTAACCAGGTTCAGACACGTAGATGATACCCTCAGCACGGGTAAGAAGGGAATGGTATTTGGCCTTTGATTCGGTTGGCCAAGTCGCTTCTTGGCCTAAAAACGGGACAGCGGCCAGGAAAGAGATTCCAAGCTCGATACACACCTCTGCAAAGATCTGATCGACGCCAAGGGCCATCCCTGTAACACCTTGTGTTGGAGCTAGTTCTAGAAGAGTGTTTCGTATCTGCGTTCGTACCCAATCTGTTAGCGGGTTGGATGCATACCCACCTAGTTTCTGTGGCCTGTGTCCTGTTACGGCAAGCCGCACTTTTCAACCCTCGCGCGGTGGCCAGGACCAATGACCGAGCGTAGGTGTTTGGGCAAACGGTACAACCGCCTGCGGGGCTCGATAACCGTGCTCTGGAGACAACAGTTGTAAAGGCCAGAAGAATTGTAGACGTGCTAACGGCGGGTTGAAGGTTGTGTCCATCCCAACGATGATTGCTGCGATTGGGTCAGGCCCACCATCACAGTAGTGAACAATGCGTCCAACGCTGAATTGGTTCATTCGTGACCTTCTTGTATTTCCTGAAGACGTTTGCGGGCTGCGTCTCCCTCTTCAACGACAGCTTGTAGGCGTTTGATCTCTTCCTGTCGTTTCGTCTCTTTCTTCGCCTCCTTCTCCTTTGCTACAAGTAGAACGGCCTGATCTAACCATTCCTGAACCTTTGTTGCACCGTGCTGGTAGACATAGGCCAGGATCTTGGCTTTCTCATCTGGGTCCGGGTTGTAGTAATGTTCTCGCTGCTGCTCACCCATGCCCCAATCTCTGTACTGCGTTCTAAAGTCGTCTCCGCCACTCATGCTCATTTCCTTTACAACAACACTAACCGTCTTTTGCACTTTTATACTTTAGCGCTCTCCTACTTGATTGATGTAGGTTCTTCTCGTCGTCTTGTCGCTTCCAAGATCGGCAGGTTTGCCTCTGTGGGAATGTAGATGGTCTCAGTAGACCCGTCGTTGAGACCTTGAACCCACAAGTAACGCAAATAGGCGTCGTTGTCTTTCAACGATGCGCCGATGATACGGTTTGCTTCAGCAACACCTTTAGCGCGTTCAATCTCCGCTTCAGCCTTGAACACCGCTGAGTCCTTTTCTGCGCGCGCTGTTTCTACCATCGTGCGGCGCTCGAATTCGGCTTTCTTCAACGCGGCCTCGCCGGCCTTCTGTTGGCTGTAAACACGGTATTTGGGCCATGCCCAAAAGGTTAGAATGACGAGACCTAAGAAGACAACAGCTCCTGTTATTCCCCAGAGCAGAACTCGAAGTAGTCTTTTAGACTTCGCTTTGCGTAGTTCGTCTCGAAGTTCGCTGAGTTTTTTCTCGGTGTAATCATCCATGTCTATACCTCACCGTGTAGTGGAAAAAGAAACTGGGACCGGCGGTCGGAAGGATAGGACCCACCCGCTCAAAGGAACAGTCCTCTCCAAACCAAGACGGCCGATCCCAGTTTCATCTCAGATTAGGTCGACGACCGTGGCCTCGTAGTTACCGGCTTTGGCGGCTCGACAGTGTGACTGGCGTCGCCATTGTTTCCGGTGATCCGCTGCACGATCCCGTTCAACGGTGTCCGCTCGAACACCTTACCGAGTGCGTCGCTGAGGCTAGCGCCACCAACGACACGGTTCATGCTCCACGCTTCGGCAACGTGCTTTAGGGTCTCGCTGTCACGGAGGGCCAACAAGGCCTCGGTGAAGTGCGGTTGGGCTGCACCAAAGCGTGCGATGGCAGCCTCTGTCTCAGCCTTCAAGAACTGCTCGTCGAGATCGAGGCCCGACTTCTTGAGGTTGATGTCCAACTCAGCACTGGTCCTTCGGCGATCGAGCACAGCTCCGATACGCAGGTCTTCGATGTGCTCCTCTGCCTCAACGACAGTGAGCTTATCCTGTTGCTCCTTCAAAGTTGCAGCAGTCTTGTCCAGATTGACCTGGAGTTGCTGTCCGATTTCGATGGACTCCAGCGACCAGTTCTGCTCCCGCGTAGTGTGTTCAGCAGCACGCCGTTCCCGAGCGATTTGCTCGCGCTGCAGCATCAACGCCAACTCGCGCCGATCCTTGTCGAGCATGATGTTGCCAGCCACGACGTCGTGTTGTGCACGACCCAGAAGCTGTGCAACGTGCTCATCCATGATTTGGATCTTGAGCACTTCGATGTCGAGGATACGCATGCCGTTTTCCTGGAACATCATCCCGGGGCGTGTCTTCCCTTCTTCGGCAGCGCCTAGAACTGCGTCACGAATGAAGTCCGTGGCGTTCTCGTAGAAGTCTTCGATGGTCGCCCGCTTGACAGCTCCCTTGAGTACGCTGCGGACGTGATCACAGAGGAACTTCACGTAGTTCTCCACATCGAACCACTTCTCAGGCGACCCCTCGAAGTTGACACGATAGGAGAGCTTGAGGTTGAACGTGACAAGATCTTTGGTCTCGACCTCGACAATGTCCGAGATCTTGTTGTTCGTCACCCGTAGGTAGGCGGTCTTGAGCAATTGGTTAGTGGTCTTCGGCTTTCCAGTCGAAAGCTCCATCACTTCCAAACTCTCGTCATAGTCTGGAAGGATTGTCTTCGGTCCGACTTCGACGCGGCGTTTGCCAGTCTTCGAGACGACTTTCACCGCATAGCCAGTCCAGACGTCGATTGCAGGAACGCCCTCGTACTTGGTTTGCAGCATGAGAGTACGGGGCTCGGTGTAGGAAGATGCGCGGCTGAACTCGTCGCCTACCATGTCCTGATCGGCGTAAGAGACCAAGCTACGATCCATTGCCTCTCCTACGTGGGCGGTGGAGTAAACCACGCCTTTTGCAGGTGTCCCGCTGGTCCCGCTTGTTTTCTCAGCTTTCGGTGCGTTGCGGAAGAAGTCCCCTTCGGACACTACGCCCTGCCGTACCGTGGGTGCTTTGGCTACGATGTCACGTAGCGTCTGATTGTAGATCAGTGCTTCAGTGTTGTTGGGATACCAACACTGTACCTGTTTGTCGGATAGTGGACGGCGAACGATGACCTCGTACCGAGGGTCAGGAAGCAACATCTGCGGTCCGTGTACGGTCCGAATCTCTCCTGTCATTCGGTTCATCACGTACCGTGCTTCACCAGCAGGAATCGCGGTCGCGAAGTGTTTGTTCTTCCCATCGTAGCGAATCGTCGACAGCTCTTCTCGGGGATAGAAAATGGCTGTCGTCTTGCCGGTGATGAACAGCTCTTCGCCGAGCTTGTGTGTGGCGCCGTGCTCGTCGATGTAAGGCGCAATCACCTTGAGATGTAGTCCCTGCAACTCGTTCAACTCGATCGCACGGAACTTGGTGTAGATGTTGCCGTGATCGTCTTTGCGGTAACGGAAGTGCTCCGTAGGCGCAGGAAAGACGACCTGTGGGCCGATCTCGTAGCGCTTGTTTCCGTCCTCGTCGACAAGTACACAGTACTCCAGCCGCTCCAGTGTCAACGCGTCACGGACATAGCTACCTTGATCGCTCATGGTAACGCTGATGCCCGTTGGCGGCATGTAGAAGCTCACCTGGTCGCCTCGGATCACGAGCATCCGGCCGACGGTAAGGTCTTCGGGCATGTCATCCGCCCCTTCGATCGGCTTGGTGTCTTCGGTACCGGTAGCCGGCTTCACAACCGCGCGTGTCCAGTTCTTACGCGCCTCCTCTTCGTTGTAGACACGGACGAAGAGGTACTGGTTGTAGCGAAGGTGGTGCCCCTTTACGATATCACAGGCCTGTCCTGGCCACAGAGCAAACATCGTAGGGCCAGGAATGTTGACCTTGCGCCCGACAATCAGCTCAGGAGGCAACTCGGCGTTGCCTGTCATAGGCTGTCGATCGGCTTCTGCGGGATTCCGCAGTACGAGGTAGTAGCCCTCGACGGCGATTGGAGACTGCTGTACGGCTTCTTCCAAGCGTGTAACAGCTACGAATCTTCCCTTTTTCTGATCGTAGGTAACCGGTCGCTGCTGCCCGGAGGCGTTGACGACGGTTGGGCCAGTGCAGACCTTGATACTGCCCTTACCAATGTCTTGCATGTAGATGTATTGACCAGGCGCCAATACCAAATCACCGCTAGTGTCTGTTCTTGGTTCTGCCACTTGTAGTCTTCCCCTCACCTGTCGAGCTGTTTTCTGAGTGTTGTAGCAGCAAACTCCAAAGCGTCTACCAAAGAGCGTGCTGCCAAGTCGCCATTTAGAACGAAGATAATGCCGCTGGGTTGCGCGGCGTCATCTAGTATGGTCTGTGCCGTCTCGACTACTGCAGCACAGACATCGTGTAGAATCAAAACCGTTCTGGTGCCTACTTCTGTTGGAGTCTCTGCGTCGGTTCCAGCGATGACTTCAATGTTTTGATACGTACCATGGTGGAGTGCTATACCTTGCCACGTTGTTTGAGGTTGGTTTGCTTGACGTGAAACAGGATCAGTTTCCGTCATTCACCCTGCCCCTTTCCCGCAGGTTGCATGCGGTACAAAGTTGTTGTGTGAGTCGAAAGTATCTCATGACCCACTAACGTTGGTGGATCTGCTTTTCCTTCCATTGCGTATAAGACTTGTTCTACTGCACGATGTGCGGCGTATCTAGGATCTGGCGCAGTGGTGGCAACATCGAATTCAACAGCGAGCTTGACCCGTACTTTGTACCGATTATCCACCTAGTTCTCCGTTTAGATATGCCGCGATGATGTGTCCGTGACAAAATTTCGGGACACAATGACAACCGAGCACTTTTCCACGCAACTTCTCTACTTCGCTACGAAACTCAGAATCATTCTTGACGCGGTCTAAGAAGTAAGTACGAAATTGTTCAATTACGCCGAGGCGATCTGCGTCACTTTGTGCGTGAAACGGGTTACCGAAAATCGAAGGGCGTCCGATGTAAACATCACACGACGCCTTGTGCAGGTTGACTACTCGTGTCAGCTGCATTTCCTTCCCTAGCTTGTTGTTCCCAATACGTGAGCCGCGCCATGGCAATCGTCCGGTATTCAGCTTCTATCTCTATACCAATGAACCGGAAGCCTTCCAGCAGAGCTGCACAACCAGTCGAACCCGAACCCGCGAACGGGTCGATTACTAGCCCATTTGGAGGTATTACAAGCCTAGATAAATACCGCATCAAAGTAATGCTTTTCACTGTTGGATGTGTGTTCTTGACACTACCTCTATCAACCCCGTTCAATGCCTGCTCTTCAGTACGGATTTTGGTTGCGCCGTTCAAACCGTTTCCGTAGATGTTGTTTTTAGGATGATTTGGTAGCGCTTCAAGACCTGCTTCTTTCTCTCGTGGAGAAGGTTTTACTACGTAGTAGAATCTGCTGGCGCCGCCCTCGTCATCATATTCCGCACCTGTCTTGGTCATTCCCCATCCGTCACCAGGCTTGTTAGACTTGCGCGGCTTGCCTTTACGGGATTTTGATTTTCCACTCTGTTGATTCAGCAGTGCGACAGGGCAGCCTAACGTGCACTCCCAAACTTCGACTGTTTCTGTGCCGTCAGAGTTACCATGTGGTGTCCATGTGGCGCGGTGGTCAAACGTTCCAAATACAGTACTTGTTTTAGGACTTGGTTCGGTACCGTTGACAACACCGCTACTGGCGGGCACGTCTACGTGTCCTACTAGTTTGCAGTCCTCGTTGTGGGACAAGATAAAATTGGCTGGTACCCTACCACCATCTTTGCCTGCAATAGGCGATCGATTAACGCTACGCCATCCCGATGCGGACACAGTAGTCTTTCCCAACTTACGGGTCAACTTCTCAGCGGTAGAAATTCGACAAGCATCGAGATTCAGCTGTCCTACACCCCATTTTTTCAAGTTGTTCTTCAACGTCCCTTTGAAGGGTTTACGTGCCAACCACCAATCCTCAGCCGCTGGTTTCAGGAGTGCCTGACTCTTGTTGTAGCCCGTACCAAACACGTGTGTGACACGGTCACGAATCTCAAATCCTGCGTTCTCTATTGCGAGTGCTGTGTAGTGGGACGTACGAGGCAGCGCCCAAACGAACGCGTGACCACCTGGTTTGAGCACACGCAGGCATTGTACGAGGCGATCTCCTAAGAATTTGATGAAGGCGTCTCGGCTCTTAAATGAATCCCACGCCTTCGCCATGAAAGAGATCGCAGCGGGCGGATCCGTAATGACGGCATCAACCGAGTTGTCTGGTAACAACGCAAGGAATTCCAGACAGTCTTGATCGACTAGTGCCCACCGCTCGCGTCCTTCAAGCACAGCTTGTGTGAAGGGGTAGTCTGATAGATCTGACATATTTAGTTCGCATTGTGCGTTCGGTGGCTGTAGTGCTTCAGCGAAACAGAAACTTCTTCTCGTCAAGCCAGTGTTCTACAACCGTGCGACAGTTGTCCCATCCTGGTTCAAGGTGTCTCAGCAATATGTTCAGTGCCAACACAACCTCTGCTGGCATCTTCAAGCGATCTATCTCTTTCAGCAGCCGTGCTGTTTCGTTGTGTAATGCTTCAATGCTACTCGCAGCTGCGCCATCGTCGCGCGTCACCACCTGCGCAGTAGTCACAAGCTTTCTCCACCAAATTCCTTGCAACCGACCGTCATGAAAGCTTCTCCGAAGCTTCTCCATGCAACTGTACAGCCGCCAACGACAACAACGCGTTGATGATACCGTGAAGCTGCGTTTCAGCGTACTCAAGAGCACTAGTTGGAGTGTCTCCATCATTCAATCGCGCGTTGTTGTCTTGATCATCCCAGATAGTCATTCCGGCAATCTCTACAGCAACGAAGCCTACTGTTTCTACAATAGTCGGCACCAGACACCATTCTTCATCTTCGTTTATTCTTTCAGAAAGTTGTTCTACGATGAACATTGCGAGATCGCGGCTTGACCACGTACGTTTGCTTGATCCGAGATCTGCCAGCTTCTTGTGTGGCCACTGATCCATTAGTGTGGCGTGGTCCCGAGCAAGTTGTGATAATTTGCTGTCACCACCGTTTTGATCATTAAAGTCCGCCCATGCGCGTACTGCGGCACCAGACGAGACATCCTGGCCGCGAATGAGAAAAACAGGTTCGTCGGTGGGGATTTTGTTGGCTGGGTCTTGCATCCGATCATAGTCGGGTCTTGCGTGTTTCACTGTGTTCTCCTGTTATCGGTCTTTCTTTAGGCGTCTGAACTCGTAGATCTTGGCGTTACCACGCGTGCCTACGATACGAGCGTCAAATTGTTTTTGCAACGACTGACCGCGTAGTTTTTGGGCGAGTGTTGAGGGTGACTTGAAGAAGGGCCGGTTGTACTGCTTCCCGATCTCGGACAGCTCCTTGTGGAGATCGTTGACTACGACCTGTCGCCCAACGTTGTTCTGGTTCTCTAGCCACCGATCAAGAAGGTCGAGTAGCGGATCCCCTTCGGTGATCAACGCCTCGCGTTCGGCCTCCATCGCGTCGAGCATCTCGTCCACCGTCTCGTCGGTCTCCCCGAGCACTTTGCCGATGACGTGAGCGAGCGCTGCAAAGTCCGCGAGACGGTGCGGGCTCTTCTCAGCGTACGCATCTAGGGTTCCAGCACGGATCTCGCGAACGATCTCGTTCAAGAACCAAAGCCACTCACCAAACAACGACTCTCGCTCTTCCCTGACCTTCTTGAACAAGACCGACAGCGGCGTATTGGACGTTCTCCGCTCCATCCGCAAGATGATGCAGCGGTCCGCAATATCGTCCCGCTTGAACGAGATCGGGTTCCGTGAGGTGATGGCGAGGAAGCTTTCGGGTTTGACCTCTACCTGCTGGTCGTCTGTGTAAAGCTTTCTTCGTGTCCACCCATCACCGGTAACGTAGCGCGCTAGGGTGTCCTGCAACCAGTCGACGAACGAATCCATGTTGTCGAGGAGGCAAATCGGCGAGCGCAGGATGTGCACACCGAAGTCCTTCTCGTCGCTCTTGCCGACAGACAAGGTCTTCTGTTTGCCGTGGACGACCCGTTGGATCAGCTGAACCGCGAGCGATTTACCGCTGCCCTTTTCTCCTTCACAAAGCAACATTGGCTTCGCAGGCATCAGCTCTGGGAAAGCAATAGCAAAGAGCCAGGTTGCTAGCATTAGCCGTTGCTGGGCTGGAGTCATCCCGCCCTGCGTAGACTCGACGAACTGTACGTTCCCGACGAGCATGGGTAGAAGCTCGCCGTGGTTGCCAACTACCGGATCCTCAACCGGCACGCCGCCGTCGTCATCAATGAACAACGCGTAGCCGGTGCCGTTCGAGACGGTCTCGAAGGTTTCCCCGTCGAGTTTCCAGCACGTACCGTCATATTTGCTGACGTAGAGGCTGTTGGTGCGCTCGTCGAAAAACGTAAAACGGCGCATCTCGCGTTTGCGCCCGAGGATCCTGCAGTAGCTTTTCAGCGATGAACCTGTGTGCTTAGTGACCTGCTCGGTGTCGAGTAGGCCGTAGCGGTACCACAAGTAAGCAGTGAAGTTATCGTCGCGTAAGCTAATCTCATACAGCTGTTGTGTGAGGCCAGACAACAAGTAGCAACGGTTTTCCGGTGTTGACAAAACTAGGTTGCCACCACCGCGTTGGATCTCCGTCGCCCAAATGAAGTTGAAGATAGCGCGGATCATTACATCTTTGGATCCGAGTCGCTTGTCGTGGCGGATGTCCCAGATACGAAATCGCGACAACGCCACGGCGCTGGGAGTACCAGGTGGTGTCCCTCCACTATTGCCGCCAGGTTGTCCTGGATTACCCCCGAAGTTGCCTCGGATCACTTGTCCCGGCATGCGCTACTCCCGTGATGTGTGATTCCACGGAGTCAGGGTGGGCAAGTGTCCGAGTTGGGTCGTAGAGGTATGGATCTCTCGACACCGTGGACTACCAAGTCTACTCCTTCCCTCTGACAGGCGCAACATCGGCGGCTTCCTTACACCGACTCGTGTTGCATCGTCAACATCAGTTTGGTTCTTCACAGTTTATTCACAGTCGGTGGGCACAACTCCCGTTTAGATTTCGGGCAGTAACCAATCGTTGTCCACATCTTGTTTTGTCCTTTGACAACAGCGACGTCAGCACGGTGTGTTAAGGGGAGGTGTGCAGCTCGTTCCTTATACACGGCGGCGCGACTGGTGGCTCATTCCCGAGGAGTGGGCACCCGAGATCTCACCAGCACCAGGCCTACAGCTGTACGGCTCCAAAATCGGCGTGCATCGATCTCATCTTCCGCTGCTCGTACGACAACATCCTGAAGCTGCACAAGCTTTAGTGTTACCGCCACCAAATCTCGCTTTGCGTATCGCACGCGATCAAAAAACAGAACCGTCGGGATTTCGTCTACGTGGGTACCAACACGAAGGTGTCGAGTTCATCAACAATCGCAGAGGAACACTACTAGCTGATCAGATGCGCATGGGCAAGACCCTGACCGCTGTAGCCGCCCATGACCCTGATCGCGGGCCGCTATTAGTAGTAGGGCCGCTGGCAGCACGTGAGGTTTGGGCTCGGTGGATGCGGTTGTGCCATCCTGGGCGTGAGCCAATCATTGTCAAGGGTCGTAACTACCAACCGGACCAGTTACGGGACGCCGACTGTGTCTTCATACATTATGACATTTTGCCGTTTTGGCAGAACTTCGGCCTTCGACGAATCGGCACATTGGTGTTCGACGAGGCGCACCTTCTCAGCAACAAGCAAACAAAGCGCACGAAAGCAGCCCAACTGCTCGCATACCACTCTGAAGTGGTCATAGCGGCGACCGGTACGCCGCTTTGGAATCGTCCTGGAGGGATGTGGGGAATTTTGTCGTGTTTGAATCCTGGAGGCTGGGGATCTTTGTATGACTTCAGCCAGCGATACTCGGACCCGCAGCTAACACCGTACGGTACGAAGTACAACGGCGCTAGCAACGTCGAGGAGTTTCGTGCCCGCATAGCTGAGGTGATGATTCGCCGGACCTGGCAAGACGTACACGACGATCTGCCTCCAATCGAGCGGTGTACCGAGGTCGCTGACGTTACCGAGAAGCAGCTTTTTCAAGTCGAGCTGCTTGCTGAGAAGGCCCGCGATGTGACCAAACGAGCGACACAGGCTGGAAACCTGGCTCGTTTTCGTCGACTGCTTGGACAACTCAAAGTCCCGCTAGCGGTCGATGTGGCCATTCGCGTACTAGACAGTGGTGAACCAGTAGTGATCTGGACATGGCATCGAGCTGTTGCCCAGTCGATCGCAAGTGCGATCGGTAAGCACTACCCAGCTTTCTGTTCTACTGGTGAAGATACCGTTGATAAACGAGAAGATACGATTGCAGCTTGGCGTGCAGCACCAGTTGCTGCGCTGGTCCTAACAATCTCGGTGGGGCAAGTAGCCATCGATCTATCCCATGCCCGTCACGCCATTTTTGCAGAAGTCGATTTCACGCCTACAACGGTAGCACAGGCTGAAATGCGTACTTTCTCGCCTGTACAACCTATGACGGTGACCTATTTGATCGTTGATCACAGTATCGATCGCCGTATTGTTGCTGCCCTTCAAGAAAAATGTGCGACTGGTGAACAGCTCGGTGTGCCGGCGGCTGAGTCGGCTATCGATGTGATTGCACAGGCTTTTGATCTCGATCCCAAGAAGGCTGACATGCAGCGTTTGATGGATTCCTTCCTTGCCGGACCGCAAGAAGGCATCTAGTAGTTGCAGCTTGTCACAGCGTGGTGGTAAGTAACCCGTTCAGCATCGGGCACGACCACTACGCGTCGTCTTAACGCGCTTCGACCGAGGCGTCAGGGGAATCGATGAATCAAGACGGAAGTCTTACGCCGAGCAACACAGAAGAGATCACTCCTACGATCTACGACGCGCCCGATGCACAAGAGGTAACAGTTCAGTGCGCGGTTTGTGATGACACATGTTACCAGACCGGCGCAGACGGCATCTTTGCTCACGTCGAAGGCGCAGCTTGTGTCGCGATCCTCGTCGACGATCAAGGAGCATCTCTCGATCGTCAGTATTACATCGCGAATGACGGCTTGATCTACGAGATGGAGCCACCCACTGATGTAGCCTCGTCAGAAGCGCCGCCGGTACCCGTTCAAGATGTTGTTGCTGAAACTGATGAGCCTGATTACGGCAGCGAGCTTCCTGTATTGCCCGAAGCTCCTCCGCCGCGAAAAACTAGAAAACGCAAAGCAGCAGTAGCTACAGCACCGGTTGAAGAAGGCCCGTTATTGCCGCTAATCCCCGGGGCACAAGTCAAAGACGACGGCGAGCTTTGGATCCCTACAGATCGGGACTCGTCGATTGTTCCTCTTGATGATGGGCTAAAGCAGGTCTTCGAGAAATACAAAGTAGATAGGCTTGGTGGGGCGTCTGGGGACTTGGGGTGGTCGAGCTTTAGCACTTTTCAACGCTGCCCCTATCTCTTCAAGCGGCAGTATGTCGACGGCTTGCGGGAGCAAGGACGACCGCCTAGCTACATGGAAATCGGCTCGGCCATACACACCATGTTGGCGTTGTACTACCAAAGGATTATCGATCCGACGTATCCAATCACGCCTGAGATGATGCAAAAAGAATTGATGGATGCTGGCTGCGATGCGCAAGTGTTGCTTGAAACTTGGCGGTTGTTCTCTGGCTACACACTCTACTACGAGCAAGATTGTTTGACTCCACTGGCAGTTGAGTACCACGTAGTAGATCCAAACACGCGAGAGTCGGCTCGTTACGATCTAATAGCAAAAGTTGAAAAAGCTGATTCTAGTCTTACAGCTGGAACTTATATAGTCGAGCATAAAAGCGCCGGCAGATTTGATAAAGGAACGTTAGAAGGCTGGTCAAACGACGGTGAAGTTCTTGGTCAGATCATGCTTTGGTCTCGACTCAAGTTGAATCGTAAGTTTGGCAAACTAGCCGGTGTCATCGTCAACATCATCGGCAAGCAAAAGGCCCAACAGTTCCACCGTACGCGCGTAGTCCCACAACGGTGGCAGATCAACCAACATGGAGCTGACCTGCGGATGTGGCAAGGACTACGACAATTCATCATGGCCACTGGCACCTATCCGCGGGCGCGCGCTAATTGCATTACACGTTACGGGATGTGTAGTCAGTGGGAGCATTGTGCATTCCAACAAACTCCGTAGGCGTAATGAGACTGTCTTGAGTGGGAAGTGCAAGGTCGTGTGTTTGGACGATTGGCGCGAGGACACAGCGATCTGTCGCGACGAAAGTTGTCCCATCATCGAGGTTCATGCTGCGCATGCAGTGTTGCCGTCAATGCGGGGCCGCCCACAAAAGAGTTGTCCGTGTTGTTTCAAGCCGATTCCAAAAGGACAAGGGCCACGTTGTCTCGTTTGTGGTTGGGATCGTCGTAATTCAACTATCACATCTGCTTTAGAGAAGAAGCGAAAATGCGCGAAATAGACGTATCCGGCCCAAGTCCGTCAGTGCGTACTACAGTGCTTTCCTACGGTGCGATGCGATCAGGAAAGACGCGGTGGGCTGCAAGTTGGCCACGACCGTTGTTTTTCTCGGAATCTACCGAGGGCGGTTGGACAACCATCCGCCACATGGATCCTAACGTATTATGGGAACCTGATCGACGTCCACGTGTGTGGGCGATCGAAAAGATCTCCGACATGATGCAGGCGATTGGTGACGTCGAGCCGTTGATCAAAGCAGGTCAGATTCAGACGATCGTTATCGACTCGCTCTCGTTCTATAACGATCTGCTGCTCGAAACGTTGGTTGGCGCTAGAGCACCAGGAAAAGCCCCTGATATGCGCCAGATCTACGGTGCATTGGGCATGGGCCTCAGATCCTTACGCGTACAAATCCACAACTTGCCTGTAAACGTTGTTTGGGTGTGTTTAGAGAAATCTCCCGATAGTGATAGTCCTATGGGATCGCCGATGATTAGCGGTCAACAAGCAATGAAGTTTGCTGCTGGTACTGACTACATCATGTATCACCGTTCCTACCTGATTCCGAACGGTGGCTTGCAGTTCGAGATGCGCACCAAGCGGTGGCAAAACTACCCTGCAGGAGGGCGTGACGAAGGTGCGTTGCCCGATCCGTTGGGTTACTGGACATCTACAGAGGAGGATCCGAATACGCCAATCTTCGTTCCTGATTGTACGTATCGGTCATTTGCGGAGGTGTTGGGTATAGCTCCTCCAATCGTTCAACAACAACAACCAAATGGACGGCCCGTTGGTGTTGCTCGTTCTTCTTAGCCGAATCAACAACGCAAAGGTGGAACCATGACTCAGAACTCGCAACAGTACCTAGACTTCATCGACATGCGGCTCAATGATCCCGAGTTGGAGCCGTGGGACGGACGGTCGAATCGACTGGATCCTGGGGTGTACGACTTCGAGGTGATCAAGTCCGAGATGGATGTCAGTGCTTCTGGGAAGCCTTGTATGGCCGTCACCTTCCGTGTCCTCTCGGAGGGCTCTGTGAAGGGTCGCACGATCCGACAGAAGTATCCAGTGGACAACGAGAACGATGCTTCGCGTCGGCGTATGAAGAGCCTGATCGATGCATTGCAGCCAGAACGTGACCCAGAAGGGCGGTTCGCTCCTGCCTCGCTGACTGGGCTGCAGATGCACGCCGAAGTCGTCGACAATACCTATACGGCGCTGGATGGCCGTACCGGTACCAACGTTGAGCGCACGTCCTCGAAG